CATCTCCTTACTGCCAGTTGCTGCGCGATACTTACGGCACATATCAGGAGTATATCCATCGCGAGTACCGCTTGCAATATCCGCAGAAACTTGGTGTGTTCTCATTGCCGAGCGGGAAGGAGTTGACCGCTAAATACGCCCTCATGACAGCACCCACCAAGCCGGGCGGTACAAAGTATAAATACCCCGCACTTTATTACGGCTACAACAAGTCGTTCGGTGTGGTAGGTCTCGACTTTGGTGACTGGTATCTGCCAGGTGTGGCCGAAGGTGCGATGTTAATGCGCGACGAGACCCTCGCCGCTCTCTCGCTAAGTATTAGCAAGATGGGTACCACAACTATCAATAACAGCACGACCCGATGGTTTGCCCAGAGGTACAACGTCTATCGCACGTGGATTTTCAACGGCACCTACGGCAATCTCAACTACAGCTACGTCTACAACGCGTTTCGTTGCCAGGCGGTCGCGCTTCTGGAAATTGAATAAAAATAAATGCTCTCACGCCATCGCAATAGCGTGGCGTGAGGCTTACTTTCATGGGAAAGACTTACATCGACTACGACGAGTATCTGCAAGACGCGTACGAAGAGCAGATAGATAAATACATACAACAGTATGAACGAGCACAAGAAACCGCGCGGCAATAAGGCAAAGAATGACAAGGACTCCATCCTCGCCGACGCAAAGAACTTACTCTATATCCTGCATCCCGCTATCCAGCGGATGCCGAAGATAGAACGCATCGAAGGCGCACCTGTGGAGATGAAGCGTGCGGTGCAGAATATTATCCGTCACTTCGCCATCGCCAAGGAGTGTCAGGAGGTAAGACAAGAACACATCCGCGAGATGTTCGGTGAGTTCGGAATCTTACTGACAAACTTCGAATTGTGCATTACGCAGGGTCTTCTGACAGATAAAGACAAGCTGAGTATCGCCGTGCAGTTGGAACGTATCGAGGAAGGTGTAAGGAAATGGAGAAATGCGGCACGGTCGCTTAAACGTCAGGAGCAGTCGCAGGTCGGTTAGCAATGACAAGAGGCGACTGTCAGATATGAATAGGGTAAAAGGGAGTCCGGCTATCATTCATAGCAGCACCAGATGTGACTCCGACCTGCACGAACCGATGGTTTGCCCAGAGGTACAACGTCAATAACACGTGGATTTTCAACGGCAACAACGGCAATCTCAACAACAACAACGTCAACAACGCGAATCGTTGCCAGGCGGTCGCGATTTTACCGATATTTAGCTTTTACTTTAATGACTGAAGTTTCGTTCTTTGCGCTGTTGCTCAGCGTGATGTTTTCTACGCGGAAAAACAAGCGTTACGGGCGCGATTCGATGGCCTTCGAGGTGAACTGGCCACCGCTACTTGTTCGCTTGATGCGCGAGCTCAACGCAAGGACATTCCGCATCCTCCACAACTACACCTTCCTCGTTTCCATACCCAAGTGGCGAGAGATATTTGCCACCGAGTTCGCCGGTCGTATCATCGACCATATCCTTTGTGACACACTGAAGCCGTGGATAGAACGGACGCTGCATCCACGAACCTTCAATAACCGCGAGGGTATGGGTTCGCAAGCAGCCATCAACCAAGTGATAGAAGACATCTGCGAGGTAAGCAACGGCTACACCGAGACGGCGTGGGTTATCAAGTGGGACTTGCAAGGTTTCTTTCCGAATGCCAACTGCGACTATATGGAGTCGTGTTTCGTGAGGGTGATAGACCGCTTTCACGATGAGATAGCAGATAAATATGGAGCCTTCATGCCACCGTTTCTGAAGTGGCTCGCCATGATAGCCATTCATTGCTGCCCTGCAAAGCACTATGAACGTCGCACGCCTAAATATCTTTGGGACCTGCATATCAAACCTGAGAAATCTATCTTGAATAAACCAGACGGACAGGGCGTGCCGATTGGCCGTATGTCATCGCAGACAGGCATGGGACTTTATATCAACGATGAAGTCGTATGGCTCAACGAAGACTGCGGCATCCGTACTACGGTATTCATGGACGACGGCTCGATGGTAGTCCCAGACTGGCAGAAATTCTATGCGCTCAGTATCCTCCCGGAACTACGTCGCAGATTTGCGGCTAAGGGCGTAAAGATGAACGATAAGAAATTCTATTGTCAGCAACATTGGAAAGGGTTGGAGTTTCTCGGTTCACACATCCATCCCTGGAGTGTGATATTGAATGATGCAACGTGGGCGCGATGTTTGGCGAGGATAGAAGAATACAACCAACTGACAACGGTCGAGAAATACCAAGAACTCGACCGTTTTATTTCGACCGTAAACTCATACACAGGACTCTTAAAGAATCGCACAAGTTACAAGCGCATTATGGTACTAAAAGAAACCATTGCCGATGATTGGTGGCAGTGGCTCGACTGGGACGCCCGCCGCCAATGCGTTGTGAGTAAACCCCAATACACATTTCGCCAGAGATTATGTAAGAAGTATCACCTAAAATTGAAACGGATATGACACAATCAGAAATTAACGAAGCCATCAACGCTCAGGAGAGCATTGTCCTTGACCGCGAAGCTAAACTATCGGCAACGGACTACATCGCTGCCAAGATAGCTGAGGGTAAAGCAACAAAAGAAGAGTATGCCGGTAAGATAGCCGAGCGTCAGCAGTGGCGCGACGACATCAATGCGGCAAATGCCGAAATTGAACGGCTAAGGGCATTGGAGCCCGACCCTGACGAGCCGCCCATGACTGAAGGTGGCGAATAAAAAGAAGGAGGCCCGTGAGCCTCCTTTTTTTTGTGTGTTAGAACCTGATGATAGTATCGCCCGTCCAGGCGGTATCAACCGATACACCTGAGTGGGGCGGTGCGATATGCTCATTGCTGCATGAGGATATGAGCAGCAGGGCGATAATCGCCAGGATGATTGACTTACCAACTGCCCGCATAGCTGTCCTCCCATTCTCCATTCAGCGATAGCGAGAGGCTACCGCCTGCGCTAAAAAGCGGGCCCGAATAGTCACTGACGCGGTTAGCCTTGAAGGGTGCAGCCGCGATGGTGGCCGACCCAAGCACTGCATCCGTGGCGGTTCGGCTGCTGATCACTACATCGGTGTTCCATTCCGCTGCCGTGGAGAATCCGAATAGGGAGGCTTGTATGCCCGTCTGTCCCTTGCTGGCATCAGGGATGGTGATAACCGTTGCGGCATCCGTCTGTGCGCTGGAAGGCTGCCCTGTCAGGTAGTCAATACCATAGTACCAGGTATGCGGGATAACGGAGATACTGTTGGCGGCGGCAGGCACCTCATCTGTAAAGGTAAGGCGGAGCTTGGTAACCACACGGTCAAGGGTTACGGCTCTGTTGCCGTTACTGGTTGCCACCACGCTGACATCATACCGCTTCCAGAAGGTATCGCGCACACTGCCGAAGGTGATGGTATGCGCATCCGTATCCAGCACAGGGCTCACGCCACGACTGGCAATGAAGTACACCTGATGGCTGCCGTAGGCCAACTGCATCTGTGGCTTGCCGAAATCCCCAGCCGTATTGTCCCCCTGGTGCAACTGTTGCAGTAAATTGCCATCTGCATCATAGTCCAACACCCACACGTCCGTCAAGTCCTTGCCGTCGGAGGCCAGATAGCCGCGGGTAACGGGCTTCCACTCATCACTAAAATCGCCCTTCATGGTAAAGGTGAACTTCTTGGTGGGCAGAACCTCGCCAGTCTCCTCATCAATAATCTCTGAATAATCGGGATTCTCACAGGCGGTGAATAGAGCGGCCACCGCCAGGACCGCATACAAAACTAATACTTTACCTTTCATAATGGTTGTTTTTATTAAGTTAATTAAAAAATGAGTCGCAAAGATATAAAAAATAATGGCGAACGTGGCACGATGTACAGGATTTTTTCCGCCTATCAGTAAACCCTTGCACGCAATTTATCTGATATATGGAAATTAACAACCAATAAGAACAAGTAAAACCGAAATGTGTGACATCAGGAAATCAAAGGAATGCAAGCTGTGTAAGATTGTATTCGTTGTGTGCTTAGCAGTGAGTATCGGACTGATAATCGGAGGCTTCTGTATGCCTCCGAAGGGTATAATAGACGGCAGCGTCCTTAAGGCGTGTGGAGAGCTGCTGGTATTTGCTGCCCTGGGGTTCGGATACCGAGCGTTGGAATTGGGCTACGACCTGAAGATCAATCACGGAGAGACAAGCGTTGAGATTAACAATGACTAATACAGAGAGACTATGAATTACAAGCGAGGTTCGACAGGCGCGATGGTGCGCCGCATTCAGGAGGCTCTGCGCAGTGCAGGCTATGGAGTATATCCCGACGGAGTGTTCGGAGTAATAACCGAGGAGGCTGTCTTTGCCTATCAGCGCGAGAACGGTCTGGAGGCTGACGGTATCGTTGGCCCTGCCACCCTTGCCAAGCTGCTTGCCGCCAAGCTGAGCGTGAAGAAGTCGCGCCGCCGCATAGATGCCATCGTGATACACTGCACCGCCAGCAAGCCAGACAAGGACCTGACCGTCTCTGATGTGCGCCGTATGCACAAGGCCAATGGATGGTCGGACATCGGTTACCATTACCTTATTCGTATGGACGGAACTATCGAGAATGGAAGGGACGTTGACATCATGGGTGCTCACGTCAGCGGCCACAATGCCCACACCATCGGCGTATGCTACGTAGGTGGCTTGGATGCCAACGGCGACCCACGCGACACCCGCACGGAGAATCAGAAGAACGCCCTGCTGAACCTACTCATGATGCTGAAGGCTGCCTATCCGAAGGCTATCATCAAGGGCCACCGCGACTATTCGCCAGACAAGAACGGCAACGGCATAGTGGAACCGCAGGAATGGATTAAGAGCTGTCCCTGCTTCGATGCCGCCCGAGCATATATCAGACTATAACTCTTTACTTTACTTTACCATAATAATTTGTGTGTTTTTAGGCACCGTTAGGCTTCGCAGTGATGCGCGGCCTAACATCAATTAAATCAAGCAATGTTAGTTAGGTTTTTTTTAAACCCAAGCACTCGGCGGAGTGCTTTTTTTATGCCCATACCACGGTAAACCTTTTTGTACGCTTCCCCAGATGTGTATGACACAGATAACAGACGCATTCGAGGTAGAGGGATTTGTTGAGCAGTCGAAGGCTCTTGATAAATTGCTGATGAGTAACCCTGAGATGGAGAAGAAAGTTCAGGGACTTATTCGCAAGGTGCTGAACGAAGTGCGTAAAAGCATCGGCCAGGCAGCCAGACAGCCAAATGTAATGAAGACCGACCCGCGCGAGGCTTACAAGGCTGTCCGTGCAGCTGTATATAAGCGCATCCTCGGTGGTAATGTCAACATTCTCTCCAAGCGTCGTGCATCTGCTAATGGTGGAAGCTATACACCCACTAAAACACTGAAATCACACCAGCGGGGAGGAAACCGCCGACCCAGAGGCGGACGCACAATGAAGCTGGAGAGTTACTTTGGTAGCGATCGTGGCTTTGTACTTCGCTTCCTCAATTCGGGAACCCAAGAGCGTGTTATGAAGTCGTTCAACATAGACGATGCCCGCGAAAATATACACAGAGGTTCAAGAGGTGGAAATGTGAGGAAGTATGGCAAAACGGTCAACACAGGTTCACGTGGTATGATTAAGGCTCGCAACTTCTTCGGACATGCCTCACAAACAGCAATGGCTGGAGCAGCCGAGAACCTTACACAGATGATAGATAAGTTAATTAAACAAGAGCTGAAATAATGGCTGATTCAATACTTAGACTTAAGGTAGATTCGAATGAATACGATTCGAAGGTAAAACGAGCCTCGCAAGGTATTCTGGAACTGGAACGCACCATCCGCGAAGCCGGCGAGAGCTTTCTTGCAACATGGAAGGATGAGCAGGAGTTCGCAAAAGGGCTCGGACAGATGGAAACCGTTAGCAAGACGGCTCGCGGCAAAATTGCCGAACTTACCGGCGCGTTCACAGAAATGTCGATGGTTTACAAGCGTATGACCGACGAGGAAAAGAGCTCCCCGTTCGGGCAGGCCCTTAAGAACTCGCTCGACCAGCTGAAGACCCGCATCGACCAGACGAAGAAAGACCTGGAAGACGTAAACAAGGAGCTGGACAATACCAACAAGGAGGGAAAGGACACCAGCAGCCTGCTGGATCAGCTTGCCTCCAAGTTTGGCGTGAGCACAAAGCAGCTGATGGGCTGGGGTGCCGCCATTGCAGCGGCAACTGCATCATTTGAACTGTTCAAGCGCAATATGGAGGCAACGGAAACAACCGCCGACCAATACGCCAAGATGCAGGCAGAGCTAAACTCACAGGTGGAGAGCTTCTTCCGCAATATGAACGAGGGTGGTTTCACCAACTTCCTTCAGGGCCTTACTGACGTTGCCAACAGAGCACGCGATGCTTATGAGGCTATGGACGAGTTAAGCAGCTTTGCCGTCCGCTACAACCCTAAGAACAGGGCGGACATGGCTCAGATAGACAAGCTGCTGAAAGAGGCTCGCGCACTCCAGGCTAAGGGAGACAAGGCGGGAGCGGCAGCCAAGACTCAAGAGGCCACAAAGATTGCTGAGCAGGCCAAGAGGAATACCCTTGCATACGGTGAGCGTGAGTATCAGGCTGGTGTCAATACACTGCAATCCCTTCTCGGTGGAACTGGCGTTAAATATACCGAGGGGCAGTTGAAATATTATAGTGATCCTGCTAACTGGACAAAGGTTCAGCAATCTGCCGGAGAATATAGGGATAAACTGCAAGCATACAAGGATGCTGAATTAGCCTATGATTTGGCAAAGGAGAATTTCCAGTTCGTTGGTAAGGCTAAACAGAAATACGAGCAGGCGAAGAAAGCCCTCGATGCACAGCCAATAGAGAACCTTAGAGCATACAACTATCTGAATACCCGCGATACTGCTGGCACAGAAAAGGGTGACGCCTTCATCAAGGCTACCGGGCAGATTTACGGAAAGCAGATGGCCGAATATGCCGCAGATGCTATCCAAGCAAGAATAGACCGTGCCTACAATACCGCCACCAAGCCAACGAGTGGCGGCACAGGTAGTCAGCTGACAGACCCAGAGAAGGCACAGCAGAAGTACGAGCAGGCACTGAAGGACTACAATCAGGCTTTGGAGCAGGCTGCACTGGAGACCAAGGCTGGCACTCTCAGCACCGTAGATGCCAAGAAGAAGGAGCTCTCTGCCGAGGAAACGCTGTGGAAGGCCATAGGTGATGCTCGCGAGATATACGACTCCGACCAGTTGAAGCAGGAGCAGGACAAGGTGGCCGCCAAGGTGGTAGAACTGGGAGGTAGCGTGAATGCGTTGGTAGAGGAGCAGAAGGCAGCGCAAGAGACTGCACGTGAATTGGCAGCCACAGAGAAGAAAGTTTCTGCGGCATTGGAGGAAGCAGCCAATGCCTATGATGCCAACGACCTGAAAGGATACATCCAGGCTATGAATAGGGTAGGCGGTGATGTGTCCGCTGGTATGCGGTCTGGCAACTTCAGCTATACACAGAGCAATCTGGCGGCATTTACCGCTCAACTTAAGGAGGAATTGTCAAATGCTGACGTTGGCAGTGAACTCTTCAATGCCTTGACCGCACAGATAGCAGATGCACAGACGTTGGCAAATTTGATGGAGACTGCCGTGAAGAACGGCGTTGAGATTGCGGAATTCGAGCCGCAGGAACTCTTCAACAAGATATTCGGTGACACTCCAGGCGACTATATAGACAATATAGACTGGCAGGCCATTCAGGATGCTATCAACGAGAAGCTAAAGGAGATGGATGTGGCACCTATTGAACTCAACTTCCAGACAGGCGATATTAAGAAGGATAATGAGAAATCCGAAAACGCCACAAAGGACTTTAAGAGCCTTATCGGAAATGTGAGCACTATCACGGGAGCGTTGAAACAGATTGGCGTAGATGTTCCGGAAGGTTTCGCAAAGACGCTGGGTATTATGCAAGTGATAACCACAATACTGATGGCTATCCAGTCACTAACCACTATTACTGCCACTACCTCTGCATTGAAGTCAATACCTATCATCGGATGGTTCTTGCAGCAAGGTGGCGTCATCCATGCCCAGGAGGGATTTAATGGCATAGTGCCTGGCAATATGTTCACTGGCGACAATATCCCGGCCCTTCTGAACAGCGGCGAAACAGTTCTGACCGCAGCTCAGTCTGCCAGCGTTGCCAACCTGCTGACAAGCGGAGGTGGTGAGGCTGCTGGGGCAAGCGAAACGAGAGTGGAAAGCGACGAGCTGGTGCTGACCATCCGAAACGGAGCAGCCCGCCGTGGCATGACAATGGGTGATTATTTAGGCTTATAATATTATGGCATACGCAATTAAATATACTTTGGCATTTCAAAGCCTACGGGGTGTGGACTATACGGTCAATATCCTTGAAGATGGTTTTGCAGGCACAGCCCAACGACTGCGTCCTGCTGCCAATCCTCTGACAATAAACGAGGACAACGGCGATAACTATTTCGAGACTATCAGAACACAGAGCGGTTATTTGCGTATCATCAACGAAGCAACCGATCTGGACGGAAATACCTTCGATTATAAAGACTTGCTGGCTACGAATTCACAAAGCTATCAGGTACAACTCGTATCTGGCAATAATATTGTATGGGTAGGATATATTAAGCCGGTAGTGCTTACCAACACATTATTCGGCTATCGTAATACCATAGAGATACCCATTCAGTGCCCGTTGGCGGTGATGAAATCAGTAAATCTGAAATTCAATTCCAGTCAGACATTCCCCACTATGGCTCAGATGATTCACATGTTCTTTAGCCGACTGAATATTGCATGGAATAATCTGTATCTTACTGCCAATGTGAATCATGGGAGCGGCTATCCATTCCCAGACCTGAATGCCTGTGTGAATATATTTAATTTCTCCAAGAACGAAGACCCAACGGTTACGGCCTCCTCATTTTACAATTATGTGGCAGAATGGGAGGATTCCACGCCAGTGACTGATGTACTGGACAAGATGTGCCAATTCTTCGGGTGGTCGCTATATACACGAGGGTTGGACATCTATCTGATGGCACCGGGATTGGTACACGATTACTACGAGATACCATTCAGCAGCCTCTCCGCCTTACTGACCGCAAGAACAAAAGAGACGGCTGACAGCCCAACGGATATTGCCGACTTGCAATATATGAGCACAAAGCACAACGAGGAATTTCTACAAGGCTATCGTAAAATCAAGATAACATCCAACGCCAACTCCGACGACTTGGTTATGAAACCATATCTGGAAGATTTGTCGTATGAAGGATTCGGTGTATTTACATACGGAAGCGGAGATAATCGGTGGAAGAGTGCTCAGGCGTGGCTATCCAACCCACACCAGGAACACCGATTGTTCAATCATAATGTCAGGATATACACCAATCCTAATGCCAGCGGCGACCAATACAAATACAATCTGCTGTCGTGGTATGATAATTGGAAGGTGTCTGCAACAGATGATCCTGACGACCGTCGCAATAATGATGTCAAGAATTCATTTAGACTTAAGCAGGGAACAAACATCTATACCAGAAGCGGTACACCAACAGAACCGACTACACGCGAAGAGCTGGAGGCTCAAACATACCTCGGTATTACCACACTGAACGAGGTCTGCATCCCTGCAGTTTCGCAGCTATGTATATATGCTGGTGTAAATATTGAAAATGATCCTTCCAAGGATTATGAGACATGGTTTCAGGACTATATCCGTGCATACCTGCGTATAGGTGACTATTGGTGGACAGGTCTTCCAGATGGATGGAGTACCACAATGAGCACCTTCAAGCTGTGGTGCAACAAGAAGAATGAGCTGCTTACGACAAGGACAATATACAGTCAGGAAACCCTTAACGCTCTTTTCCCTGGCGCAAAAGGTTATATCATCTATAATGGCAGCGTAACACGCAAGGGTATAATGGAGTTCGGTTTGCTGAATTACCCGAATTATAGGCAAATATCCGAGGAGGCAGGATATGTTGATTATTTCCTCGTGTCCGATTTTGACATCCGATGTGTAGTGTCCGATACCACAATCAAGCCCCAGAATAAGAATGAGCACGAGTACGAAGGTGTTGCATCCCTTGCATTCCAGAACGACCTGGACGTGTCGCTCGACATGGCATCAGGTACCCAGAATCTATTCGGCAAGGGGCAGCTGTTTAATTCGACTGCCAACGGAGAAAGGCTTACCTCGCTTTCGTATCAAGATGAAGGCGCAAAGGCTCCAGAGCAACACCTGCTGGAGAATATGCAGCGAGTATATGGGCAGCCCCGCCACCGCATGAAGATAGAGGTGGCAGAGAATGCCATCCATGCCAACCCGCTGACACGTTTCATGTTCAATAACAAGACGTATATCATGCAGTCTGCCAAGCATGAATACGGCGACGACAAAATGGTACTAACACTAATTGAGGAATAAGACTATGATACACGGCAATAACATCTATATATCGCTGGACGGCAGCCGTCAGCCTTTCGCTTGCACGCAGAGCAACAGTATAAAGACGGGTGCCAAGATTGTGGAGATAAGCGGACCCAACACAGGCGATTGGGAGGAGAACCTGAACGGCAGGAAGAACTGGAGCATGAGCTTCAAGTGGCTGGTAGGAGATGCAGACGACATCACCAACCTGCTGATGGCTGGCAACACATACAACGTGAGCATATTCAGTAAGCGAACACAGCTCAGCCCTAAGATGATAGGAAGGGCCATCTGCGAGTCTGTCGAAGTGCAGGCGCAGCGTGGCAATATCAGTTATGGGACGTTCAACTTTAAGGGCTCTGGACCGTTGGCTCCGCCCGTAGCCGTTAGTGGCATAACACTCTCCAGTTCTACACTGGCCGTCCGTGTGAATGCCACTGGAATGCTGACCGCCACCGTTGCCCCCAGCAATGCCAGCATCAAGAAGCTGTTCTGGTCAACGTCGAATCCGAACGTTGCACAGGTTAATCAGAACGGAGTGGTGCAAGGATTCACACCAGGAACGGCGGTCATAACATGTCGCTCGATGGACGGCAGTGACATATCAGCCACCTGTACGGTTACAGTATCACAATAACCACCAAAGAAGCCTCCCCGACAAGGAGGCTTTTTTTTATGCCCTTTGGTAAACCCATAACCACACTTTGCATGGAAAACAAAAAACTAAAACTATGGGATATTCGACAGGAATGATGAATAAGCGCGTCACGGTTGCACGCAGATGCGAAAAAGACGAGAAAACCTTCGGAAGGACGGGGCAGCCAAAGTATGAGCTACTTGGCACCTTCTGGATGGGCGAGACCTTCACCAAGGGCGTGAAGGCTATGCACGAGGGAGCATTGGATGCGTATGATACGGTAATGTTCCGTTGCAGGTACAATAAGGACTTCGACAAGTGGTGTCTGCTCCAGTATCAAGGAAAATGGTATCAGATAACCTCGTTTAATGCCGACTACCAAGACAATCAGATTCAGATGACGGCTGTGGAAAGACCCAATCAGGAAGTAAACCTCGTGGAGCCTACTCCAGACCCCGAACCTACGCCAACACCTACACCCACTCCCGAGAGTGGAAATCCAGAGGTAAACCCTGAACCAGAAAATAACGGAGAAGTATGATACCGAACAGAAAAGACATAGCAATAAGGATGCGCGAGGTGCTGAGTGAGGCACGCGAGCATCGCCGCGAGCTGACGCTTGTGGCAAAATATCAAGGCGACCAAAGCTGCTTGGATGCCAGCGGTGCAATCAAACTGACCATCCGCGACTTCCTACCTACACTGGAGGGCGATTTGCAGTTACCTCCAGGTTTGGAAGTAGCGACTGGTGTGGACAGTACAGAGGTGTGGCCGGTGAGCATCAACGACGTGGAGATTGAAGAAGAGGACGAGGTGGGTGAGCTCTCGGAGCAAAACCTCGGATTTGCCCAGATTCGCGGTGCAGAGCCGGTGCGCACGGGCATCACCGTAGAGGTCAGCAATATGGCCATTGACTCGGCGGGATTCGACCTGCTCAGTTACGTGCAGCACAAGTTCATGCTGGCACAGCGTCGATATGTGGCGCAACACCTTTATTCGACGGCACGATGGGATGGTAACAATGGGCCATTCTCAGGAGCGCACGCCTCGAACTGGGTAGTGCCGGAAGGGTCATGGTACGAAAGCATCATGGCGCAGATGACGCTGTTGGAGTTGGAGGGCTACGACACGAGCGAGGCCGTGATCATCATGGATGAGTTGATGGAAGTGCGCCTGAAATGCACACCGATAGTGCCGGAAGAGGGCCGCATGGTCATCCAGAATGGATTATGCTGTGGCTATCCCTACGTGGTGAACAAATACTTCAACACGGAACTGAACGAGAGCGGTAAACTGGTGCGAAAGGCTGCTGACGCTATCGGCGTCGGCATCTTCAAATGGTTTAAGATTGCCCAGCATGACACGGCCCGCATGATAATCGACGGCGTGAGCAAAGAAGTGGCAGAGCGAAACGTGACAAGTATCACCCTGAACACGGCTTGGAGCTTTACCAATCTCAGTGAGAAAATCAACGGCGGCACAGGCGTACAGGCTTTCCGAACCATCATCGTGCGCCAGGGCTATCTCCGCGACGTGAACGAATTGGTATTCCGAACCTCTGACGGCAAGCTTCTGCGTGTGGGACTGAAAGACCGCCACATGATCCTCGTTGACAGTAACGGAAAGACCATCGAGAGCAGCGACGGTAAGGCGTTCATGATAAACCTGTGGGGAGGCGGGGCATGATGAAACGAGAAGCAACACCCCAACGTCGGATGCGGATTAGCGAAGACGAAGACCGCATAAAGGTGATGGATGAACTGATGGAACAGAGCCATGCCATCGTCTTCAGTAATCGTCTGAACCGCGCAGTAAACCCAGAACGTAATTCTGCCCGAATAGTGAAACGATAATTATCCAAAACGATAAGAAAATGAGCAACAAGAAATTAAATCGTCAAATCGACCTGCAAGTCTCAGGGCTCCACGTCCGCGAGGCTGCTGAGGGCGAGGAGCGCAGTCGCACCATCGAGGGTTATGCCGTCGTGTTTGGTGTTCGCAGCGTGAACCTTGTCCCCTGGTCATCGTACCGTGAAGTGTACGAGATTATGGAGCCTGGCAGCATCACCAACGAACTGCTGCAACGCTCTGATGTGGTGCTCACGGCCTTCCACGACAACACAGCAATACTGGGTCGCTGGCGCAATGGCAAGGGCACATTGAACCTACAGCTCGACAAGCGTGGATTGCGCGTCGAGTGTACTCTGGCCGATACTGAACGTGCCAACGAACTGCTGAGTGCTATCGAACGTGGCGACATCACTGGCATGTCGTTCGCTTTCCGTGCCGACGAGGAGGACAGCGAGAACGGCGTAAGCTACGAGAAGATCGAGGACCGTAATGCCGAGGGCAAAGAGGTGTGGCTGCGTCACGTCAAGAAGGTCACTGGACTGTACGACGTAACAATCGCCGGACATCCTGCCTATGAGCAGACCAACGTTGACACACGCGAGGTCGATGAGTTCCTGGATAGCAAAGTGGGCGAACCCGCTGCCCTGGTTGAGAAGCGCGAGCAGGAGGCTAAGGCCGAGGAGGAGCGCAAACTGAAGGAGTTGCGTGAGAAGGAAGAGCGTGACCGCCTGAAAGCTGCCGAGATAGCCAAGGAAAATGCACGCCGCCAGCGCGTACTGCGTGCCAACGAGGTCATGCTGGATGAGATGACATACTAACAACGTAAGAAACTAAGTTAAACATCAAGTTTTTTTATTCACCTTAAAACGTTTTGAGACATGAAAGAAATCAAGACAATGACTTTTGACGAGCTGTCAGTACAGGCTCGTGAAGTAAATGACAGACTCGGTGAGCTGTACACCAAGGCTGCCAACCGTGAGTTTACAGACGAGGAAGCCGCCAACGAGCGTGAGTGGACTCGTGAGTTGAAGACCATCAAGCGCGAGATGGACCTGAAGAATGCTGACGGTGCCCATGAGAAGAACATGGAGAATCGTCGTCAGGCTTCTTTGCAGGCTTCATTCCGTGAGCTGCTCCAGGATGTTCGTACCAACCCCGGTAAGGCACAGCGCGAAATCCTGCTCGTTCCTGGCAGCAACAGCGACGGCACAAGCAACGTGAGTGCTAACATTACCGCTTCTGGTGCCATCAACCTGACCATCCACGAGTTGATTCCTACCCTGCACGAGGGTCTTGGCCTTCCAGAGGGTCTGAACATCATTACCGGTGTAACTGGTAACGAGATTTGGCCCGTAAGCATCAACGACGTGGAGATGGAGGAGGTAGGCGAAATCGATGCTCTGAGCGATCAGGTGCTGAACTTCGCAAACATCACCCCAACCGTTCGCCGCTTGGGTCTGACCATCCCCGTATCAAACATGGCTATCGACAACGCTGCATTCGACCTGATGGCCTTCGTGCAGAGCAAGTTCGGTATCGCTATGCGTGAGTACTGGGCTAAGAAGATTTACTCTCGTGCAGAGTGGACTGGTAACAAGGGTGCATTCTCCAACCTTGCTCCCACAGGTGTCATCACCCTGGGTTCTGGCGACGAGTACAAGCAGATTCTGACCGCTGTTGCCGAGTTCTCTAACAAGGGCTTCTTCGAGGGTGAGGTTTGTCTGTCAATGGACCGCGTGACTGAGGCTCAGCTGATGGCCACACCTAAGATCAAGGGCGCTGCTGGTGGCTTCGTTATTGAGAATGGCCGCTGCTGTGGTTATCGCTACACCGTCAGCCACTTTGTGAACACCGAGCTGAACAGCTCTGGCAAGTTGGTTGAAGGCAAGGGCCGTTACCTCGAAATCGGCTACTACGAGTGGTTCGCAGCTCAGACTCATGGAGACGTTCGTCTGACAATCGACGCTACTTCTCAGCAGGTTAGCAAGCGTAACATCACCGCCTTGACACTGAACTTGGCAGCCTCTATGACTGACCTCAGTATCTACATCAACGGTGCTGGTGGTACTACCCAGGCATTCGCTTGCTATGCAGTTATGGACGCAACCACTCCACAGGTGCTCGCTTCTCAGCACGCCGTGACAGTGGCAAAGAACGGCTCAAAGACCGTTCCCGCTATCTGCAACGTAGCTGGTGCCGTTATTACCTACGCAGTGACCACCGCTCTTACTGGTGTATCAGTTACAAATGCTGGTGTCATCTCTGCTGGTACTACCGCAGGCACAGCCGTCATCACCGTGACCGCTACTCTGCCAGACGAAAGCACCGTAACCGACACCATCACTGTTGTCGTTCCAGCGTAAACTCTTCTTTCCGTAATAGCACAATTCATAGTTCCTAACGATCGGGCGGATGCGCCGATGCAATAGCAAAGGTTGACATCCGTCCGATTAATAAACCCAAACAGATGAAAACGCTTGCAGAGATATTATACGATGCTATCAAAGCAGACGACGAGCTCATGGAAGTTACAGACGGACGTGTAGTGAGCACCTGCTTCGAGATTCCGCCAGAAATGGAGGATAATACACCATTGCCCAACATCATCGTCACCAACGACGGATTCCAGAACAATACATCCACCAAGGATTGTGTATGGGAAAGCGACGAGGATATGGTAATAGCATCCGTAGAGGTTGCAGCAAGTACCGACGGGGAGGTTGCAAGCATCGTGACCAAGGTTCGGCAGGCTATCGACTCGTACATCACAACAATGTATGAGGATGGCGGGGAAATACCCGAGCTGATGCCAGGTTTCCCATCCTCGGACGGCATCGAATGGGACTGGACGGTACCGTGCTTTTATCAGAGATTCACTTATCAATGTGTAATGCAAAAATATACAGAAGATGGGCAAGAAGAAAACGAACAAACCAGCTGAGAATAAAATCAATCTGCCTGACTATGTGAAGAAATTGCAGGAGAATGGTGCAGTGGTTATCACAGGACGCTCACGTGGCGAACTGGAGGAGCTGCTGGCTAATATCCCAGAAGGTGTGAACTATTACACTGGCGCAGTTACTACTCACATGGGAAAAGGGCTGTTGTGTGTGCAAGTTAATCTAAAGGCATAGCACTATGGGCAAGAAGAAAACTGAAACTCAGGAACCAGAGGTTGCTCAGCAGGAGCAGAAGGCTGATGTCAACGCGGAACTCGACGAGTTGATGGCAAAGGGCTCTGTGACCCTTATCGCCGCCACACGTGAGGAATTGCAGACAAAGGCATTAACACTGATTGAACAGTCCGAAGGTAAGGCATACGCCGCTGGTGCTGCCGCCTATGATGCCGACAATGGCAACCATGTAATAACAATAATAAGAAAGGAGGCTTAATATGTCAACACTTAAAGGCCAGAATCTTAGAATATTGATGGGTTCGACAGTTTTTGCCGAAGCCACAAACTGCGTTGTTACGATAACGAATAACGTGGAATCTACGCCAACCAAGGATGATGCGGGCATGAGCGATAAGCCGGAACGTGTTAGTATTGGCTGGGGAATCCAAGTAGATACGCTGTCCGTTGCTGACGCTTCATCTCTTCTTAACGCAATGAAGTCTGGTACTAAGCTGACCGTTGCATTTGATGAGACAAGTACTGCTGACAATCAGGCACAGCTATATGCAACATACGGCCGTTATGGTGACGCTTTCATCACGGATATGACGCTCCAATTCAATGACCGAACTTTCTCGGCCAAGAACCTTCAGCTGACAGGTACTGGAAAATTGAATAAGTTTGAAACAAGCTAAATTTTACCACTATGAGTAAGACAAGAGGACAGTATGTAAGATTATTTCTTAGCAAGAATAATGTCAGCATACCATCGGACGTTTTAGCCTCGGCGAAACAGCTCACAATTCATTTGTCAGCTTCCGTCGAGAATATTACAACGAAGGACACAGAGTCGGATTGGATCGAGAATGAGGTGGTAGCCGTTAATTACGACATATCAACCAATGCGCTTGTGAGAAGCGGTGAGACAATCACTTCTGCGGTCGCAGGACTCGAACTGGCAGACTTGGAAGATATTCACGAGACAGGAACACCTGTTAAGTGGAGAATCGCGAATGTGTCAGGTGCCAACAACAGAACCATCGGCTCTATTATCTGTTCAGGTTCAGTTGTCCTAACACAGTTGCAGATTAACGGACCAAACAGAGCAGTTGCCGATTACAACGCCACCATGCAAGGCTGGGGCGACATCACAGTCGGCAGCTAATTAACCTACGGCTGGCCGTTTGACACGCTCATAGCTGCGTGCAATCGGTCGGCTTTTCTATGTAAGGAACTATGGATAAGGAAACTATTATTGTAAGCATGACTACATGGCCGCCACGCTCGGAAGCAGCTGTAAAGGCTATGCAGTCAATCACCAATCAGGAACACTCCATGCCAGTCCACTTCGTCCTTGTGCTTAGCAAGGATGAATGGGAGAATAACTATCAGCTCGCAGTATTAGTGAGCGAAATGATGGACATGGACGTTGAGATTATATGGGACTACGGCAACATCTTAAGCCACAAAAAACTGATACCAACATTACAAAGATACCCAGATAATGCAATATTGGTAGTGGATGACGATATGATCCAGCAGGATGGCTGGCTGGAGCAGTTTATCCAAGACCACCAGCAACACCCCAACGATATTATATATGGACATTCCGGGAGCCGTGTGATAATCAGGAACGGAAGGATTGAAGAGGGGCTTGCACAACGAGGTATATACACATATCCTGGACGTGTGACCTTTAATGAGAAACCTGCAAACGGCTCAGCCGGTACTCTCTATCCAGTCGGAACATTCACTGACCCTCGGTTCTTTGACCGTGAAACATTCATGCGCCTAACGCCTACAAGCGACGAGACATGGCAGTGGGCTTGGGCAGTAATGGCCGAATGCACATTCAGGTGTCTGTCCTCGCATAATCAACCCACCCCGATTAAAGGCGCATCCAATCCTTTATTCCATACGAATATAGGTAAATATACACAGTATCACAACGCCATTGCATCAGAGTTCCCCGAATATAAGGAGAAACTTCAAGAGAGAATCAACAAAAATCCTATACATTACAAACCAAAATACAACGAACTATGATTAAGGAGAAAGAAATCAACATCTGCGGTAAGCAGGTATCCATGCGTTACTGCCTGGAAGCTGAGGAAAAATTCGAGGAGGCAACAGGCAAAAGTATAGACGTATTTAACCCAGAGGTTAAGGAACGAGACGACGCTGGCAAGCCCACTAAGATTGAACCAGCAAAGGCAACCAAGAAGGACTACAAAGAGCTGGCATACGCTGCCATAGAAGCTGCCTATGAGCGTAATGGCCAGAAGCCTCCTATCGAGAAGAAGGATGTGCAGTATAATGCAAGCTCAGAGGAGGTTCTTACGCTCATCGCGGCAGTAATTGAATTACGTATGCTATGGTACAATATCCCTGCCATCGTCAAGCCAGAAATCGAAGAGACTGAGGAGGAACAGCAAAAAAACGCATAACCGCCCATGACTTGTATCAGCTTGTTGTGGGCGAGATAGGGCGCGATAGACGCGATACAATCTACAATATGACCTATAGCGACATACTGCTGATTATACGCGGATACAGGCGCAGGAATGTCCTTCAGTATCAGTTCCAACGTTTGCAGGCATATCACTCTCTCTTCGCTTTCCGCGAGAATAAGGACGGAAAACTGCCAGAACAGATATGGCCACTGTACTTCGACCGCTACAAGACGCAGCAAGAAGAATCAAAGCTAACGGAAGAGGATATAGATGACATGATGAAGGATATGGAAGCCTACAAGAGATTCTGTCAAGAAGAATTCAGTAACCCTAAAACACCTTAACTAATTCTAACGCCCTGTTGTCCCTGCCATTGGCATACTTCAGGGCTTTGCTTTATCGTTCAGCCTCGCCTCTATCATATCGAAATCTTCCTGAACGCTCTCAGCCATAACCTTGGCATAACGCTGCGTTTGCTTGATGGTGGCATGTCCAAGCATCTTCGAAACATTCTCCAACTTGGCACCATTCCTAAGCATATATGTGGCGAACGTATGACGTGCAAGGTGTGTGTGCAACTTAATATGAAGTCCACACGCAGAACCTACCACCTTCAACTCCCGATTATATACCTGATTACTTAACTTCGGTACCGTCATTCCATACTTCTTAAGCACCTCAACGGCGGGAGTCAACAGCTGATTAACGAACGGTTGCCCAGTCTTGATTCGTGAACCAATAACCATCCACTTTCCTTTAATCTCCTTATAGGCAGATATGTCGAAAGCCTGCGTATCTGCGTATGACAGTCCGGTCCACATCTGGAATACAAACAAATCCCTTGCCTTATCCAGCCAACTGCCAGGAGTAGGGGAGAAGTCCATAATCTTCTGCATCTCATCCTCGGTGAGATATTCTGTATTTTCTTTGTCACCGCGAGGAAACTCGCCGTTCAGCTTATGATAAGGATTGGATGCAATCAATCCAGTACGCTCAGCGCGACGCAGAAGGTTGCGGAAGCACTTGTGGTAATTATATACCCCACAGGCGGAAATTAGGGCGTTGTCTCGCCCCGGAAGCTCACGCAGATAAGCATCCAGCTTGTAGATGTTCTCCGCCGTAACGTCGGACCAATCCTGCATCCTTCCGAATGACTGAATCCTAAGCACAAGGGCATTATAATGCTTCATGGTGCCAGGTTTAACCCTCAGCATCTTCACCTCCTCCTTTAGCCAAACAAGGAAGTCATCCGACTGCGAGCTGCTCCAGGCATGGTTGCGTATCTTGGCAACATCAATCTCGACATGATTCTTGATAAGGAAATTAACCTCCTTCATTATCTTGTCCAGCAGTATTCCCAGTCTTTCGTTCAAGGCATCAGCCTGCGGGTGGTTAATAACCTTGTCGAACGCCCATTGCCTCGCGCACACACGTATGCCCGTGTTAATATAATATGGTTTTCGGTCAATAGTCAGACGAACCTCCAATGGTCCCTCCTTGCCTTTTTTTACTCTGGCACGATGATCAAAAACGATTGCTGTTGTAATCATAAGGATTTTTGTTTTGCGTTTCCCCACCTATGATTGAGTGGGGAAACAATGGGGAAACATTTTGCCAAAATCGACCAAAATATACCATTTTCGACAATCTTTGTAATTACCACAATTCTGCGAAAATCCCGCAAAAACCCGATAAATACGGCATGTATGCCATTTTTGTTGTGATTCGGATGGGGCTCGAAATCGAATTGTAAGTAGTTGAATATCAGAGTCCGTTATTGAAAGTGGGGAAACATTTGGATGTTTTGGCTTTACTATCACGATTTATATTATTTATTTTTCTTTATGTTGATTTCACCGCATAAGCGGTTGATGTCGCGTCCAGTATCCTCGTCCCAACTCTCGAATGTGTCGATGTGGGCACGACAAGGATAGGGAAATTGGAACTTGCACCACTCCCTGACTTCGGATGTTTCGTCTGAAGGAATATAACCGAGCTTGCGGTGCTCTTCCTTGCTAATTATCTTGATTGCTTCGGGGTCGTAGGTGTTGTCTGGCTCCAGCACCAGAAAGGCATCGAAATACATGCCCTCAAAACGCTTGGCGGAGCGGCAGAAGTTAATGCCTGCAATCTTGGTGTGGTAAAGATCGGGATAAATGCTCGACCACATTCCAAGGTCGTATTCAGGCAACTGGCCGTGATACTGCTTATTGGCAATAAGATTATAAGTGTTCCATTCGAACGCCTGCTCAGCCTGGCGCATAGCCTCACGCTCGGCAGCGGAGAATGAGTGACGCGGCTGCACTTCCGTTGATGGCTTTTGTTCGGGGTTTGTTTTGCTGTATATGGCGCAAACAATAAATATTACTATAAGGCCGAATAATAAAACGACTGCCATGATATTTTATTTTTTGAATTTCTCATTATAATCTGAAACTCCGAATGTCCCTGGGTGAGTTTCCCTGTATGGATTTGAAGGATGCAAATCCTTGAGTTGAGAAATCGCATTGTTCAATTCTTCGAGAGACTCCATAAACCCTCTACGCAGAGTTTCATTTTCCTTTATTTGATTAGCGGAAATTTGTAAGAGGTTGTCAATTCCTTTTAAAAGTTTATTAATGCTAACATCTGGAGCCTCGTTTTGGATAGCCTCTTTTTGCTGCTCTACCATCTCCCTATGCTTGGCATTTATATATGGGGCAATGTGAGCAGGGTCGTTGAGAAGATCATCGACAAGCATGTGAGTAGAATCAAACCCCCGAAGGTATTGCATGTTAAAAATGTAATCGAAACCCTCATTGAGCTTCAGGAGGGTTCTGTCGCTCACTGTTGTGATTCCCTTTAATATATTGGTTATTGTATTTTTGTTTATGCCAGTTTTGGCGGCCAGGTCGCTTTGGTCTCGCACTTTGTCATGAGCACGTAACCAATCGTAAACATACGCGAAAATTTCATTGCGCAATTCCATTTTCCTAATCAATCCTAATATCTATTTGTTAATATATCTTAATTATTTTGGGAATATTTGGTGTATTCCCAATAAATCCTATATATTTGCCGTTGAAATAACAACAAATCCTAATCGGGCACAATAATAGCCGCAAGACTCAGCGGAGCCTTAACGAACTAACAGCGCACAAAAATACGGCTATTTGCCCAATTAGGCTGAAAACTTAAACAAACATTAAGGAATTTTAATATTCCGCCTAAAAACAAAAAGTCATGATTGACAAACAATTAAAACAAGAAATATCAAAGGTAGTTAATGAAGCAGCCAGGGAAGCATACCTTGTGTACAACGAGGAATGGATCAGCGCGAAGGAATTATGCAAGCAGTTCCAGATGATACCCAAGTCATGGTTGAAAAGTCATCGCCACCTTTTGCCGCAGAGCTCGGTGAGGTACACCGACAAGGATGGAAATATCAAGGAGACTAACCCAGCATTCCCTAAGCACCGCATCAATCAGATGATATTGGAAGGTAAGTTGGACTTCACAGCTCCTGAATGTCAATACAGACGCAGCCAAGCAAGATGATAATAAACATAAATACAACCCCTTAAACTTACAACACATTATGACACGAATCATTGACTTAGCCTTTATCGTATTATTTATGCTATTGGCAATTGGTTGTCTGGTAGTTTTCCTTGCTACCGGCATGAAACGATGGGACTTGTTATTCTACGGCATCTGCGGTGCTATCCTATTCTACACTATGTTGCGTTCATTTATTAACTCAATACAAAAAGCATAATATGGAATTTGTTGGAATTTTACTGAAGAAGACCGAGGAGAGGGAAGGTGACAGCCAGAACGGGCACTGGAAGGTTGCTCAGTTCCTGCTCGAGACCGTTGGCATGTACCCCAGGAAAATGGTCGTTGATGTCCGCGATGGTGCCACCGAGCGCATTGCCCAATTCGACGCATTGGTTGGTAAGACGGTAAAGGTTGATTTTGACATTGACGCATCCGAGTACAACGGACGCTGATATAACAAGGTGACGGCATTCAGAATTGCTGATTACGCAGAGCTGAAGGCAAAGGAAGCTGAGGAAACTGAGACAGCAGCGGCACCTTTCCCTTAAGACATACTAAATCAACCGCTGCGAAATACTGATAAGAGGCGAAAGCCTGCGGACAAGTAGGCAAGAATGGTTTTTCCGCGCAGCATTCGGGAGGTTGGGTGAATGGTTTAGCCACTGGGTGAACTCCTGGGCATGTCGGTTCGATTCCGGCACCTTCCACAAAACCTATAAAACTGATCTTTGACAGACTTACATACGATTGGACAGGATGCTATTAAGAAACCTGTTTCAATCCGACGCGGGGAACACCACGTAGGGTTAGTAAGCTAAGCTGAAAGACTACGTTCCTGCTCGCAGTGATGCCAGCATGAGTGAAGGACCCGAGGGAGGATGAACTACCAACCAGCGAAACAGCTACAAAGAACACTAATGGCAGTACAGAGGTGCCAGGTATCAGTAGTTAGTAAGCAAATGTAAAAGGGTGGAAAGCACCTCCAGACTTGTTTATGATGTAATGCGGCCAATGGCGGTCACAAGCCCGCGAAAACGCAGAGTGCATTAACAATATACATCAAATTACATAATTTCACATTTAGACAGCCTACAGCGGTAGGCGAGCACATGCTCGAAGATAGTATGATATAATCTTGACATGGCGGCTGCCTGTGAAGGTCGCCGTCTTTTTCCGCAGAAATAAAACAACAATAATATATAATGAACTATGACAGACAATAACAGACAGAAGCCTTGGAGCCAGGAAGATGACGACAACCTGCGGACATTGCATACTGAGCATTGGGCAATATCAGAGATTGCGAGAATCCTTGGCAGATCAACTGACAGTATTCGTCACCGCAAAACGAAGTTACACCTCGGACGTTGCCTGAAGATGGATGTACACAATATTGTAAGGCGTAGAAAGAAGCAGCAAAGGAGGATGATGCAATGATTAACATAGATATATTGGAAGATGAAATCTACGAACAGCCAGGTTGTACGAATGGGGCTTACATAGGCAACACCAGCTGGGATGGCGAGCGATATGCTGACCACATGATAGCAGACGAGCGGCGATGGCGAGAGAATATCCGCAAGGGCATCAACGACATCAAGGCACTGCGTGTTGCCTGGGAGAACAGCAAGAAGTTCGGACATAAACATAAGATGCGAATGTTGGAGGAGGACATCATAAAACGAAAGGAAGAGGTAAAAGAACTTATACTATCAAGGAACTATGAATGGAGATAATAATAATTTGCCACAGATGGATGTAGGGCAGGAGATACCTAACTTTCTTCCTAAAGATAATTGGTTCGGGGTTGATGTAAAACCATACCGATTAGACTTTACCAAGCCTTACAAACCGCCAAAATACCTACTCAGCTGGAATGGAATAGGATTTGCCCCGCTTGGCGGCATCCAAGCTATTACAGGGCAGGCTGGTAACGGTAAAACGATGACCATTGCCCAGATGATTGCCGCCATCCTATGCGGCCAATACGGAAATCTTATGTATATGCTCAGCGACGACACCCCCGAGCCAAGAGTATTATACATAGATACTGAGATGGAGGAAAGTAACACCATAGCAATGAAGAATAGAGTCCTGACGATGACAAAGCGAACAATCGGAGAGGATTATGACGACTTTATTGTTCTGATGCTTAGAGAGGCGACAAGCGACGAAGACAAGGTTAGTGCAGCGGTAATGCGATGGAAGTTGACTCTTAAAGCCATATATGAATACAAACCGACGGTTTGCTTCATTGACGGTCTTCTGGACGTGGTTAACGACTTCAATAGCAACACCGAATGCCAAGAGCTTATATACAAGTGTATGCAAGCTGCCACATACTACAACATCAGTCTATGGTGCCTTGTACACCAGAATCCAGGTGCTGACAAGTTGGTAGGACATCTTGGTAGTATGTTGGAGCGCAAGGTAACGGACATATTCGTCACTAAGAAGGAAAAGAACGCAACTACAGGCGATGCAACATTCACTTGCCATCAGATGAAGGCTCGTGGCCGTGATATACCTGACTGGAAGTTCCAAGTCTTACCCATAATGGGGTGGGGCATTCCTGAACAATTATCTCAGGAGCCCAAGAAGAACGACGACCCCGAAGTCATTAGGAAGTGGCTGGAAGCTGGTAGATACGATATTGCTTGGCCGGCAACGAAGGAGCAGATCAAGAGCATTTTCAAGAATCGCGGCGGACAGACACACAAACCTGCCCAAGATGATGACATTACCGTGGCTCTGAATCGTCGATTCATTATCGACCAACCTGCTGACACAAGGACAAAGGGTCAGAAACATGTTAAATTCATTCTGAATCCTGAATATTTCCCCGAGAAGAAAGACCCGTTTGATGAGGCAATGGAACTTGGAGATGAACTCTGGAAAAAGTAACTTCCCCAAAATATTATACCCCTAAAGGGGTATATAGTAACTTCCCCAACCCTTTGCCCGCACGTGGCAACAGCCCCATTTCCCCCTGCGCCTATATGAGGGCGCGGGGAAAGTGAGGGGCGGGTGCTCACGTTCGCGGTCTATCGCGCGTATATGCGCGCTCGGCTTTACACTTAA